TAAATCAATCACAAATATATAATACAGATATAGCTAAACCAACTATTAAAGAATCTATAATATATAATAATTATATAGGAAATATAAATAATAATAATAATAATATTTATACACAAGATTATAATAATAAAACAAGACAAACTATAAAAGAAACAACAATAAATAATAATTATAATAGTAATATAAATTATAAAAATGGAGATATTTACATAAAAAATATAAATGATAAAATAAAACCAACTATAAAAGAAACATTGATATATGAAAAAGAGGGATGGATAAATAATAATACAATTAGTTATATTAAAAATAACGATAATTTAAAGAAGACAATTAAAGAAACTACAATAGATAATACATATGATAATTGTATAAATGCAACAAATATAAATTATATTAAAAATAATGATAATGCAAAAACTACTGTAAAAGAAACAACTATATTAAATAATTATACAGGAATATTGTATAATGATATAAATAAAAAAATTTCCCATTTAGCATCTAATAATATGACTATAGATGAAAGAAAAGAAATTTGTTTAGAAGGAAGAATACCAGGTGGGGGAAAAGATTTAAAGGGCCCAATTATTGATAAACATAATGTAAGATTAATTACACCAATACAATATAATTATATTTCACCACCACATATTGGATTAGATAATAATATTATGCCATCTATAAATAAAAATGAATTAGATAATTACAATAATAAAAATCCAATAGTAGAAATAGATAATACTATATATCATATAAATCAAAATATAAATGATACATTAAAAAATAATCCTTATATAAATAATATAATTAAGTAAGTTTAATAAGACCCATATTAACATCATTAATAATTTCATCATAAAGTTCAAATATTAAATTACTCTCTTGTTTTTCTTCTTTTTTTATTATATCATCTTTATGTGTTAATAAAATATCATTAGTATAATTATATGCAGATAATATATGACTTGTTGATCTTGCACCAGTTATAATTACATTACCTTCTTGAAAGATAAAAATACTAACTTCTTTTTCTTCTAAATTATTATCAGGTGGTGTATATTTAATAATAACACATGCGCGATTACAAGGTTCATATATTGTTTTTATTTTTTTTTTTAATAATAAATTATATAATTTAGGTCTATCTATTAATAAATTTGTTCTATAATTTGTATTTATCATATAAATATTAAAATCTTTAATTGTTATAGAATCATAATCTTCTATAAATAATTTTTCTACAATTTTTCCATTTTCAAAAATTGCTTTAATTTCTTTTAATCTAAATATTAATTTATTTAGAATTATATTAATATCATTAATATTTTTACAACCAGACATTTGTATTGTTCCATTTTTAAATAATTTAATATTTATTCTAGGTTCTTTATCTAAATTTTTTGTATCACCATGAGTAATTCTAATATCAATAGTAATTTGGTTATAAAAATATGTAGTTTTTTTAACAGATTCTTTTTTATTTTTTTTTCTTTTATAATTAATTTTAGATATTAATGATTTAATACAATCTTTTTCTATAGAAAGAATATCATTTTCATTAAGTTGTAAATATTTTTCAATATTAGATATATTTAATTTAGTATTTAATTTACATGATGAACACATAGTAGATATACCTAATCCTTGAGGTAAAATATCTATTTTATTTTTATTAATATCTAAATAATCATTAAAATTATAGTTATTCCAATCTATAGTAAATATCATACTTAATATATATAATATTATTAGTTTATATATATATATTTCATTTTTTTTATAATATAGAAATATAAATAAAGATCTATTATATATTAATAATAATGACTATAAATAATATAGTATTATCATTTGATGTTGGTATTATTCATTTATCTTATTGTTTATTAAAAAAAAATGATAATAAATGGGATATATTAGAATGGAATAATATAGATTTATCTCAATATAATAATGATTATTGTTATTGTGGAAATAAAGCAAGTTATTATAATATTATAAATAATAAATTAAATAATTATTGTAAAATTCATGCAAAAAATCTTACTATTGACAAAAAAGAATTTGAAGATATATTTAATACAAATTGTAAAGAATTTTGTTGTTATAAAACAAAAAATGATATTTGTAATAAAAAATCAAAATTTTGTAGTGATTACAATTATTATTGTAATGTTCATGCTAAACAATTATATAAAAATATTATAAAAAATTTAGAATTAAAAGAAATTAAAATTAAAAATATTAAACATTTAGTATTTGATGATGTTAAATATAATTTAATGATAGAATTAGATAAAAAACCTCAATTATTAAAAGCTGATTATGTTGTTATTGAAAATCAACCATCATTTAAAAATCCTAGAATGAAATCTATTGCATCTACTTTATATGATTATTATTTAATTAGAGGTATTATAGATAAAAATATAACAAATTCTAATATAAAACAAGTTAAATTTATATCACCATCGAATAAATTAAAAATAATAAATGAAAATGATAATAATGAATTAATTAAAGTAAAAAATAATGAATCTAAATCTTATAAATTAACTAAATCTTTATCAATTAAATATTGTAATCAATTAATATCACATTTAGATATATGGAAAACTTTTTTTAATAATAATAAAAAAAAAGATGATTTAGCTGATTCATTTTTACAAGGTGTATATTTTTATACATATAAAATGGCATAAACAAATATTATTATTTTTATAATATGAATTATTATTCAATAGAACATCCTGAAATTAATGAATTAGTATTAGTTATATTTAATCAAAATTTACAAAATGAAGGAATATTTAAAGGAGTATTAGTAGAATATCCTAATTATCAATGTATTATGAGTTATCATGATACTACTAAAAAAAAAAAAGTTATTAGTTGGAATAAAATAATAACTTTAAATAAAAATATGGTTGTAAAAGTTGAAGATATAGATATTAATACTAAAAATATTCAAGTATCTATGGCATATTTATATGATAATAATTTAAAATCTAATATAAATAATATACAATCTGAATTATTAATTTATTTTCAAGAAAATAAATTAATGTCACAATTTATTAATACATTATGTTTAGTTAATAATTACAATTATAAATATATATGGGAAACATTGATTTATCATATAGATAAATTAAGAAGAATTAATAATCAACAATACATATATCATAATAATATAAGTATATGGAATTATTTTAATGAAAATATAAATGATCTAAGAATATGGATTAATGATTTAAATATGAATGAATATTATATTGATTCAATTATGAAACTTTATAATAAAAAAAATGAAATTATTATTCAAAAAATTACTACAAAATTTGGTATTGTAAATTCTAATAATATTGAAGAAATTATTAATATATTTAATAATATATTATCTGATATTAAATTTAAATATTCATTAAAATATGATTCAGCACCATATTATATTTTTCAATCAGAAACTATTGATTCTAATATAAATGACCATGAAAAATTTATAAATAATTTAAAAAAAAATATAAATAATAATATTTTTTTAAAAATTGATTATATTGGTAAATATTCTTAATTGATAATAAAATAAATTTACCTTTTTTTTTTTAAAAATCCCATTGTTGATTCTAAATTATATTGATTAGATTGAATTGGTTTATTACGTTTAATTACATAATCTGAATCTATATCTGAATATATTTTATTTACTTTACTTATAGGCACTTCTTTATATTTATTAATTTTATATGATTCTTCTATTTGCATTTGTCTTGTAATTAATGGTGGATGTAATATTAAAAAATCTTGTGTATTTGTTATACTATTTTCTCTAAATTGATTAATAGTTAATATACCTCCATAATCTTCTAATGTTATCCAATGTGGTGAAGCTTTAATATCAGTATATTTTGAATATGTCATATAATATAATAAATTTAATAATGATTCTCTTTTATATATAAAATTATCATTTAAATCTAAATTATAACTTTTACAACAATTATAACTACAAAAATGACCTATACAATAAAAAGTATTATTATAATAATTTTCAGGTAATTGCACAGGTATTGTATCAAATAAATATTTACACCACCAACATTTTGTATTTTTATTAAAATTTAATTTATGTGTTATTATTTTATTTATATTATTTAATAACGATGTTTTTGTTATTGTTGTATTACTAATAATATTATCGCTAGTACAAGTTTCACAATTTTCAAAAATTTTAGATTCTAAATTATTATTTTGAATTATACTATTTTCTATTTTATTAATATTTTCACATGGTATAAATATATTCATATCTTCATTATTAATATCATTTAATGTTAATGGTATATGATATATTACATTTTCTTCTTCTGATATTATAATATCATTTATATTATTTATTTTATTATTTATATTCATATAAATTTTAGGCTTACGACCTCTTTTTTTTTTTATTATATTTTTTTTTTAACATTTTTTATT